TCAGTTACACCAGATGGCGAAGGTCGCGCCTGCCGTCGCCGGATGGTAGATTGTCAAAGTGCTGGTGGGAGCTGACAGATAGACACCCGTCATGGCCGCCGCCGTTGAGTTGGTCGGTATCGCCTGGCAGGCGCCGCCGCCGCCCTGAACCGCTCCAGTGTAGTTGGCTATCACTTCACTGGCGACAGCCGTCGTGGTGATCGAACCAACAGGGACAGGCAGCCATCCCGAGAGGTCCAGCTTGCTGAATGCACCAGACCACTGATTTGTGGCATTGAACAGATAAGAGGAGGCGCCGTGCCCCTGGACGCATGCAGCAGAACTTGCACCGCAGCCGTTCGTCAGCGAGGCCGACGTTCCGCCGTAAAACATGACGGCCGAGGAATTTGTGGTTGCAGCCTCTGCCACGATGTCGAAATTCGTGTTGCCGACGATTTGCTGGCTCTGATTCAGATTGAAGATGTGGCTACCGGCGACCACATTGCCCTTGCCAACGAACGTGTCGTTATAGAGGTTTGCGTAACAGGAGCCTGGCGTTGAGCAGACAGCCGCCCAAACCGCGTCACCTGACGCCTGGGTGTTAAACTTCACGTTCTGCCAGACGTTGTAGCCAAAGCTATTATTACCGTCTGAGGCGTCCTGCTGCACCAGGTATCCCACCGCGTCGTCATCCGTCGTAACGTTGTCCCATAGGCCGCGCTCCGTCCATGCCGCGCTACTCTCAAGGATAAATCCGTCCACACAGTGGGTTACGCCAATATCGCGGTAAGTTGGAGACAGCGTGTCCGTCTGGTGGATACCCACGTTAAAGCGCTGAATCCCTTCCGTCCCAGCGGGAAGCGATCCGTTGCAATTAACGCTAAATCCCGAAAAAGTGGAGTTTCCAAAATTGCCATTCCCCACTCCCGCCGCGCCCTCGCTCACCTGAATGATTGGCGCAACCTGGACGACAACGCGCGGGCCGCTCGGCCCTGGCGCGCTGGCGCAGTAGCCAGTGCAACTAATTGTGATGGCCGTTCCGCCGCTTGTGGCGGAAACCTGAAACGCGCTGGAAGTGACCGCAACGACATAGTAATTCGTTCCGGCCGAGATGTTGGAGGGAAGGGTGCCCGAGGCTCCGGTCACGAATTGAACGACCTCCCCCACATAAAGCGGACTATTCGCCCAGCTAATGGTCGTACTGCCGTTATGCCACGTCACCGTGGCCCCAGGAACGGTCAGGATAGAGGCGGATTCACCAGCGCCTTTAAGATTGCAAACGCCACCGCTATTGGTAAATGTAGGCAGGGTCGAAGAGATGAGGCAATGCCCCTTAAAGAAAACCTCTCCGCCCGTGGCTGACGCTTGGCAGGCGTTGATCGCGGCGCTAAAGGCTGCGGTGTCGTCAAACGTTGTGCCATTGCACACTGTGCCGTAAGCCTGGGTATCATAAACCTGCCTCCCCTTGTCTGGGGCGGTCAGCGTTTGAAAGGTAGCGTTACCGTTACCGTCAACATTCCACTCCGTCACGCGATCCCAAGCTCCGGTGCCGGAATTGTAATAGTCATAAACCCCGTACAAACCTCCCGTGGTGTTCACCGTGGGCAGCGCGCCGGAAGGCGTGGCCGAGCCGGTGTCCGCCCACGTATTCGTGGCTGTTCCGCTTCCCCAAACAGTTCCGCAGAGTAGTTCTGCGCTCGGCGTGCGGCAGTAGATGTTGTACCCCGTCGCCCCCACAACCGACTGCCAAGTGACTGTGTTATATGCGGAGCCGCTCAGCGTAGCATTATTCGTGCACGTTACCTCCGCGCCGGGCAACGTCTCGCCGGCGAAATATGAAGTGGTGGTCAGCGAGGTGATCCGATAGCCGTAGGACGTCGAGCCGCTGCCAGTGGCCGAGCAGGCAGGATAAGGCGGAGCGCTGAGCTGATGGATGACACTGGGGCCGCCCCAAAGATCATGCTCGAGTGTTTCATCCGTGCGCCGGCCATCCCAGGCTCCGGTTTCCCAGGTCGTGATGGTGCGTGAGGTGTCTCCGTAATAGCCGAATGCGGTCGATGCAGGCTCAAGATCAAGCAGGATGGAATTCTTATATCCCTGCCCAGCGAGTGAAGCCGAGCAGGTGACATTGCTGGGGGTTACGCCGGAAACATTGATTAGCCTGAACGTCTCTTTGGCTCCATTGGATCCCGTGAAGCAGAGATTGAGGTTCACCGGGGTAGCCGTTCCGGCACTTTGAAACTGAAAGTTTTCTAAAAGCACGCTGTTGTCGCCATAGTAGTGGCTGTCCAACACGGGATTGGCGGTACTGGTCACCATACTGTAGCCGCCATCGGAGACGTGCAGCGTTCCGGTATAAACGGTGGCCATCATTCCGGTGCCGCTCATGGGCGTGCCGCCGCCCACGTAGCCGCGCACGATCACATAGGGATTCGTTCCACCGCCCGACTTCCCGAGCACCATTTCCGTGTTGACGTAGGAGAACGCCCAATTAGTTCCCGTCACAAAGCCCTGCTCGAGGACGCCGATGGCGGCGTAGTTCACGCTCAGATTATCGATCACTTCGTCGCTGGCGTTGCCGTTCGTGGGATTGTTGATCCCCGCATTTGTGCAGCCGGAAATGAAAACCTTGTTGATGAAAAAGTTGTCTCCCCCGGTGGTTCCGTTCCAGGAGATGCCGTTGGTGAACTGCATGTTACTTGAGGAGCCGATCTGCACGTTCTCGATCCGGCCCATCTCGCCATAAGAGGTGTTCGACAGGTTGCTAATCAGGATGGCGTCCGAGGGGGGGTAGGTCACGTTGCCATACAAAGCGATATCGCGCACCGTGCCATACCGGCCATCCATGATGAGCATGGGCGAGCCGGCTGCTCCGGTCCAAATCAAATAAGAACTTTTCTCGACGCCGCTCGTGTCACTCTGTCCAACGCCCGCGAGCGTTCCACGCACATGGACGCTACTGGCGATCGCGCAGCCGCCTGGGATGAGCACCACCCCCGCTCCGGGGTGATTGACGAAATTCGGCCAGGTCGAGCCCGGATTCGCCGCGTTGATTGCCGCCTGAATGGCCGCGGAGTCGTCTGTCGAGCCATTACACACCGCGCCGTAGGTCAAGACATTGTAAACTTGCCCGCCCGTGTCACGGATAGATAGTGCCGGCGAATTCGAAAGCGTCGGCGCCTGCGCCGCCGAGCCCGTGCCGTGGCTGACAGGCACCTCGTCCGTCGCCGCCGTGTTGCCGGACACCATTCCAGTTACCCCTGGCGATTGCTGATATGGCAGCGATCCGGTGGCGCCGCCGGCCAGGTTAGAAACACTCGAAACCGCCCCTTGAGCCGTGTTCGCCGCGAGCCGCGTGCTCGTCCAGGAGGTCACCGAGGAGGCGCCGGTCACCACTACCTGCTGCAACGAGTTGCCGAAGCCCGGATTTGTGGTGCTCACACTCAGCACACAGCTCGAATTCAGGTAGACGTAGTTCGTCGCCGACGCGGTGAGGTTGACGGAGCCGGCAGCTACGTTCACTGGGACGAGGGAAGAATTCAGGCAAGTGCCGGCGGTCACATTCCAAGCCGGCCAAGTTCCGGCCGAGCCTGTAAAGCCGAGCCCTTCGCCATCCAGATATTTTACGTTTTGCAAATAAAGCGGTTGGCCGGCTTGCGCCTGGGGGCCCTGCGCAAAGGAGTGGGCAGCAGGCAGTAGGCAGTAGGCAGCCAAAAGCAAAAGCAATTTAAGATTTGAGATTTGAGATTTACGCATCTTCAGCCTCACCAAGCCTCGACTGTGACGCTCACCCCAGCATCGCTAGCGTCGAAATAAAATGCCGTCGCATCGGGCGGGGCCGCCTGGAACACCGCGCCTGGACTGCGCATCAAAATAAACCATGCGGACGGCGCATGCCCCAGGGTGTGCGGCACAGTCATGGCGCCTGGGGCGGAAGTCGGACCTTGTCTCACGGTCACCATACAAGCACCATGCCGGTAACGCCCGCGTCCGAGGCCACTAGATAAAGGTTGGCCGCGTCCCATTCGGGCGTTTGAAAATAGACCGCGCCGGGGGAAGTCAGCACCGGCGACGACACGCCATTCGGGCTGTATCCCAGCGGATGCGCCAGCGTAAAGTTGCCCGGCGCACTCGAGGCGAAAGTGACCCAACGCGCCGCCGAAGAGGGCGCGCCACTGCCGCCCCCGCCTCCGCCTGGCGCGCTCACCAGTTGCTGCATTTCCTTGCGCATCGTAATCGAGAAGGTGTACTGGCCAGGCGCTTTGTACGCCAACTTCTTATCGAAATCCATCAATGCGTAAGTGGTGAAATTGGCGAGTGAAGCATCGGGGTAAAAGTCGAATGGCACGCCGAGGCAAGCGGACTCGATAAAGGCGTCCCAGGCGGAGACATCGGCGCCCGTGGCCACCCACTCCATCTGAAAGTCCAGCCAATTCTCGAGCCGCTCGCTCACCGTCTGGCGCGCGCCGGCGGTGGAAAACGAATCGTGCCGAATGGCCTTCAGCCAGTCGAAGGGCACGCCGGTTGGCGGCAGTTGGAACTGGAGCGTAATGCCCCAGCTCGAGGGCATGCCGGATCCTGCAATAAGGCCGCTGGTTGGCTCCGTCCACGCCGTGCCGATCCCTATGGGAGTCGAGTTTTGCAGCGTCTCGGCGCCGGAAGTTGAGGCGGCATAGACGTTCCACCCGAGCGCGACGGTGGGCAGCGAAGGCGCCGCCGGCGAAGCGATCGAACAGAGATCGCTCGCCGGCACCGCAAAGCTCTGCTCGGTGCAGGGCAGCGTAACGCCGTAAGGTGTGACGAACGATACTTGGAAATAACAGATGCGAGCCGCCAGCGACCCGCCGGAAACAGCGGAGGCTGCGGGCGGCGCGGGAAGCGCGGGTTGCGATGGATAGATTATTTTCGGCCAAGCCATGAGAAATCAGTTGAGAAGTTCAGTAGAAATAACGCATTTCCTGACTTCTCAACTCCTCAGCTTCTCAACTCCTCCACTTCTCCACTCCTCAAATACTTCGCGCCCACCGCCGCGGCAAGCTGCGCCGAAGCGTGCAGCCTGGCGGTGCGCTCGAGGTGCGCCTGCACCTCAGCGTCAATCTGCGCTTCGCTTTTCCCCTCGACGTAGCAGGTGGCGCGCGCCTCGGTCGAGGCATCGCCGCAGCAGACCGCGTGGAATGCCAGCGCGCCGTTCGAAACCTTCATTACCTTGGTCACTTTCGCTACGTGTTGCATGTCTCCTCACACCGCCGTGATGTTGACGGTGCAGCCGGTTCCAGGGCCACTGACTGCCGTGGTGGAAACGCCATTCGCCACAGAGTAGCCAGAGCCGCCTTGCGCGATCGAAACCGCCGAAACTGCTGTGCCGCTTACGCCCGTAATAGTCAGAATGCCGGCATTGCCGCCGGACTGATTCACCGTGAGCTGCTGGTTGACCGTGTAATTCGAGCCGCCGTTCGCCACGGTGACGGCTGCCAGCGAGCCTGCGGGCGGGCTGCCATGGCCGCCGCCGCCGGTGCCGCCGCTGCCGCCCGTACCGCCTCCACCCGAGCTGGTGGTGATGCTGCCAAAGCAAACTCGGCCGGCCGCCGCAAACACATCGGAATAATTCGCCGTAGCCTGGTAAGTGACGGCGCCGCCGGCGAGGGACGGATCGTCCGCATAAATCCACCACTGGCCGTAGCTCGCGGGGCTCACGCTGCCCGCGCTGTACTGGATTTGCCGCCCCGCAAGCTGCAATGTGGAAGCTGCCACTTCGATCGTGGTCGACGTCCCTGATTGCGTGAGGATGGCGGAAACCGTGAAGCTCCCGCTGGCATTCACCGGACTAATCGCATCAAGCGAAAGGCAGACGAGCGAGACCAGGCCGTAAATCACCGTGCTCGATTGGTTCGGCTCCATGTTGCCAATCTCGACCCAGCAGTAGGCGGGAACGTAACTGAGCGGCCCGCCGGCAATCTCGAGCGCGCCCCAGGCGGTGGTTTGCAGGTAGCTGTCGCCCTCATTCGGCATGATGATGTGGCCGTCAAAGGTTGTCGGCGAAGTGCCGAGGGCGCCCAGCGGCGTTCCGGCGCCGCCCGCATAAAACGTGACAATGGTATCGTTCTCGAAATTAGCATCGCGGAAATGCAGGCGAACGTACATGCCCTGGCTGAGCGAGGGGTTAGCGTCCGCAATGATTTTGAATTCGTAAGTGCCGCCTGGCTGAATGGGAATATAGGCGGAGCCGATCGCGTCCCACTGGGTGTCGGCCGGCGCGCTGTGGTTGCCCACCGCGCAGCCTACCGCGTATTGCGAGCCTCCGGGGAGCCCCGGCTGCTGGGTGCAGTAGCCGTCTGCGGAAGTTTGCGTGTAATTCCACAGGTCCGGCAGGCCAACAAGCTGCTGATTCTGCTGCGAGATTCCCGACCACAAATTGAAATCCCCATTTGGCACGAGATTGCCCGTTCCAGGTCCCGCCGGAGTCGATGTGCCCACTGTGGGAATAACATTCACGCCGGAAAGCAGCGTCTCAGCCTTGCGGAAAGCGGCGCAAAGCACGTCGATCGTGCCGTTCCCCGTGGTTTGCTGGTTACCGCCTTTGTTGTAGTCGATGCGGGTGTGCACCTCGCCGGTAATCGGATCCACGGAAAGCTGAATAGCGCGCAGCGCGTAGTCGCCGCTCATCGCGCCTGTGTCCTTGAGCACCCAAGGGTAGAGCAGCTCCTGGCGCTGGTAAGCATAAGCCGGCGAATCAACAGGACTGCTCGGTGTGGGGACCGAGCCGGTATTGGTCAAACCGGAGTTGTAAAATCCCTCCGGAGTCAAACGGGCGAAATTGATATTCCCATTCAGGTTTTGCAGGTTGGTGTCTGAGGGGGCACAACCGGGCGCGAATTCGCTGCCGGTGAACTCGATGAAGTCCGAAGCAGTGGGGCTGATAGTTGCGGTTGGACGAAAGCATACGGCGATGACGCCCAGCAGGCCGTCATGGGTCGAAATCGGCGTCCCGCCGCCATTCCAGTAGGTTACGGTCGAGTTGACTACGCCGCTCGAAACACTCTTTTGCAGCCGCTGGATCCTCGTTGCCCCATTCGAAGCGCTCGGGCCCAGAGAAACCTGCGTCCCACTTTGCACTGCGCCGGTATAGCGGAAATAAGGCAAGTAGAAAATCGTGTCCCCACTCGAGCTCGAGTAGACGTGCTGGTCATAAAAAGAGGTGGGGTAGGGAACGCTCTGCCCATTTTGAAAGCCAAACCCCACGCCGATCCACACTATGCCGCCATCCACCACAATGCCGCCGACGTACCCGGGCCATTTCGGCTCGACTGTTCCGGTGGCGCCGTAAACCTCCACTGCCTCGTACCAGCAGCCGTCTTCGTGGCCGTAATTGGGCTGGATCAGCGCGCCGCTCGAAAGCGTTTGGCTGGCTTGCCAGAAAGCGGCACCGGAACCGTTGAGCACAAAAGCTTCACATTTAGGTGCCCGCGCGTTATTGTGCAATTTCCGCCATAGCGACTGGCCAAGCGGCTGATCCTGCACCAGGCTCGAATTGGCTACCGGCGAAAAAGCTGGGCTGCCGCTCACCGAGAGCGCGCCGCGGCCGCGCTGGCCGAAACTCCAAACCGATAAGATGCCGTCGTGTTCGTTGCTGTAGGCGCCCCCTTGCACATAATATGTTTGCAGTACGCTCACTTCGCCCGTCTGCTGGTTCACGTAATTCTGGATTTGCTGGAGCCCGCCGGCTGCCGCCGGAATCCCCTCGAGGCCGAACGTGGCGCGGAACTCAGGGAAGTAGATCATGTCTGACTGCCGGAAGTTGTAACCATCCCTGGAGGATTGGTGCAGCGGCACAGTGTCGCCGTCCATCAGTTCGTCGTAGAAAAGCTCTGGCGAGCAGACGCCGAAGTCGGCGTTTGCCTGAATCGCCATCAGCAGCAGGGCAAAGGCAGAATTCCCCGACACAATCGCTGAGGCCGGAATGTCCGTATAGCCGGCGATGTTAGCGAGCCCGAATTGGGAACGTTGCGTGGCCATCCTTGTAGCGCAGGGCCCGCTCTCCGGCCCGGTGGCTTATTGGGCCATTGAGTCATCGGGCCATTGAATCATCGGGTCATTGAGTCATCGGGCCATTGAGTCATTTAAGAGCAAACCTCCGAACCACCGCCACCATCGAATTCGGAAAATGCTTCGGAAGAGACTTATCGAACCGCAAAATCGCCAGCATAGAGCCCTGAGGGGGTTTTGCCTTTCGCGTCCCTTTCTTGCCCTCACAAGCGAATGTGAAGGCGTGGCGCAAAATCCGAATCTCTACATTGCAATCTATAAGGTATTGCCCCCACAAGGCGTCGAACCGCGCGGGTAAAAGCAGCACGGTAAGCGCCTTGGATCGCAAGGCTTTCTCTACCCACGGCCTGATGTTGGAATAGGGTGGGTTACAAAAAAACCGGTGCCCGTCCCAGTTCAGTGCCAGGCCGTCCTGCTTTTCCTCGCCGTGCAGGGGGCAGGGATCGAGGTCAAAGCGAAACTCCGTGTCGAGCGCCATGTAGAGCCAGTCAGGCGTGACACAATGGTCGTTTTCTTTCGGCTTTTTAATCATCAATCACCAATCGCAAATCGCAAATGGCCCAATGGCTCAATGGCTAAATGACTCAATGGCCCGGTGGCTTATTGGGCCATTGAGTCATCGGGCCATTGAGCCATTGGCTGATTGATTCATCGAGCCATCAGGTCATTGAGCCATTGAAAAAGACCCATTGAAATGCGGTTTTCAAATGATTCAATGGCCCAATGGCTAAATGACTCAATGGCCCGATGGCTCAACGGCCCGATTCACGGATAGAGCGGCCTCCCCGGCGTGCCATCGCTATACTCGCCCGTGCTGGCGCTGGCGATGTAGATGTTTTTGGTTGCCGCGCCGCCGGAGGTCCACACGCCAGCGCCGTCCGGAGCGATTTCCCACGGGCCGTTGTTCAGGTAATTCACGTCCGTCATGTCGAGCCGGACGGTGCCGTTTTCCCAGTTTGGGGCGATCTTATCAACGTGAAACAGTTCGTAGCTCAAGCCAATGCCGCTTCCGGTTGATACGGCGGCGCCGGTGGGGCGCTTTTTGATGAGCGGATGGCTGACGGGCACCAGATCGCCCGGCTCGAGCGCGATTGCCGTCCAATCGATTTCGCACGGCAACGTCACGGGGCGCAGCCCGTAACGCTGGAAAAGCACCCAGCTCACCAGGCGCGTGTAAAGCGCGCCGCCCAGCGGCGAGCGCAGCCCCTTGGCCTGAATCACAAACTCGCGCGAAAGGTCGAACGGCTCGGCCGTCCCGAATGCGCTATCGATGCAGGAGGTGTAGGTTTGGCCATCATAGTCGAGCCGGTACTGAACGTCTGTATAGTAGTCACCCGCCTGCTCGACGGGCAGCGGCGACTGAATAGCCGCCCCCAGGCCGCTCAGAAAGCCGCTCGGGGGGGCGTTCACCCCATCCCACAAATCGAGTGCTAAAACAGGATTCACCGCCGCGTGGAAGTGCGGCGTGAACTGCCCTGCGTAATTCCAAAAACCGAATCCCCAAAGCGCCTTGAAAAGCTCTGTGGAAAGGAACTCCTCAGCTTGCGGCGCATTTTTGAGGAAGAACTGCAGCGTCATGTTGAAAAACAGGTTATTGGTGTACCAGGCCATTGCGGTGCTGTTGAGCCGCGAACTCGAGTAGCCAACCTGGTTCACCAGCACATCCTCAATTAGCGCCATGGGGCCCAGTTGCACGGTTTTCTGGTGGTTGTCGGAGACCGGCCAACCGTCGTCACCGTACTGGTAGACGGGATTGTCAAGCTCGATTCCGAGGTCGCGCAGCACAATGTCGTAGGCGTTGCCGCATTCCGCAACGTCTACTTTCTCCACTTGCATGGTCGCTATGGTGGCAAAATCCGCTGGCGCCATCCCCACAAAGCCTGTTTGGATGGTGGCTGTCTGCCCATCCAGGATGGCGCTCTGGAAGTCCGCGCTGAGCAGCCCCGCAATGTCCGCCACGCACACCGTCATCTGCCCGCGCTTCGCAAAGCCGCTCATGCTGTCTGAGCTGATGCCGCCGCCGTTGAGCGAAATGATCCAGGGATATTGCCCTGCGTAACTCGATTCCACTTGCGTGGTGAAGACTCGCGGGTAGCTCGAAAAACTCACCGTAGTTACGCGGCGCTTCGCCGCCAGCGCGTTGTAAGCTTTCCAATTGGCAGTTAATGGGATCATGAGCTAGGGAATAGGGAATAGGGAACAGTAAAGACCAAAGCAAAACGGGTTTCGCTCTGTTCCCTGTTACCTGTCCCCTGTTCCCTCCCTCCTACATCATTCCTTTCGTCACCGGACTTTGCGTCGCGGGAAACGAGCGAATTGAGCCGTTCTGAATCCCCTGGCCAAGCTGGCTACTGAGCCTCTGCAAATTGTCGCCAAACACGTCACCCATCACCTGCAGGGTCACGGTGGTTCCGGCGCGCGCTGAGGAGGGGCCGGCGCCGGGCAAATCGTATGCCGCGCCACCGCCGCCGCCATGCGAGCTGCTGCGATCGCCAACTCCCACGCCGCCCGTCGCCGCCGAAGCTTCCGCGCCGGCGTGCCTGCCGCCGCCTTTTCCGGCCGCTTCGAGCATTTGAATGCCAGCGCCAATTTCGCCGATGCCCCGAGCCAACAGCGCCGGATTAGGGGGCCAACCGGCGCGCGCGATATCGAAGGCTCCTTCAGCGCACATAAAGGCGCCTTCAACTTCCGCCTCCGCCTTGCGGCCCGCAATCGCGCCAACGAACGTCCCTAACTCAGCACCCATGCCCTGAATCTTGGCTTCTGAAGCCTCAATCTCGGCTTCGTGCATTTCCTTTTCGGTTTGGGCCTGATTCTTGAGCTGTTCCTCGTAGTTCGCGTTGGCTATCCTCATGGCGGTGTAGGCCGCGATCGCGGCGTCCGCCATAGCCTTGTAATCGCCTTTGAGGGCGGCGATCGCCTGAGCCTGCTGGTTCGCGCTCTGGATGGCGGCAATGGCCTCGTTATGGGAGTCCTCGATGCGCTGGCGGGCTTCCGCCTTGCCATGCAGCATCTGGCGCTCCTGAGTCTCGCCCAGGCGCTCGATGGCTTTGACTTCCTTCTCTTCCTCTCGGCCGAGTTCGTCGTACAGCTTCGTTTGCTCCTCGTGCTGTTTTTTCAGCGACTCGGCCAGCTTTTCGCGCGCCTTACTGGCCCGCTCCGCCGCTTCCTCCTCATGCTTTGCCGCCTCCACTGCCTGTTTGCCAAGGCGGTTCTGCATCTCCATCTGGCGCTTTAGCGCCTCTTCGGAGGCATGAAAAGCGCGCTGGTTAGCCTCGTACTTGGCCATGGCGGCGCGGTATGCTTCATCCGCTGCCTCCTTGCTCTCATTTGCGGAATCTTTCTCTTCCTTGGCCGTAACCTCCGCCATGTGCTTCCGGGCATCGAACTGGAGTTGTCCGGCTTCGGCGAGCTTTTGCTGCGCCTGCTCGACGCTGGTGATTCCTTCTTTCGCGCCGTCTGCAATGGTCTGAAGGGCTTGAGCATCAATCGCGCCAAGCCGGCGAAGATCTCCGCCGGCCTTCTCTGTAAGTTCATGGTAGGCATTAACAAGGTCGGCAAGATGGTGGGCCTTCGCATCTATTTCCGCGATGTTGAAGGTGCCCGCCTCAACAGTCTTAAACTTGGTGAACGCCTCTTCGGCGGCTTTGCCGGCCGCTTTATAGGCGGCGGCGGCGGCTTCCGAGAATGCCTTAGCATCCGCAGTCTGCTCAGTGAACGAATCGCGGATCCAGTCCGTGAATTTTCCGATGCCGTCGTAAAGCTCCTTTGCCGCATAAATCCCGAGCAGTGCCCCACCCAGCGCGGCGATATCCGGCAGCATTTTGGCGAGGGCACTCGATACCGCCCGCGGCATGTGAACGCCCAGCTCTTCCGAGAGCAGGCGCACTGATTCGCGGTTTGAGAGCAGCGCTTTATCTAGCGGTTCCGTTCCCTCAGCGGCTTTTTTCAGGCTCTCGCCGGTGGCGGAATTGAACCGCTCGATAGCCTCCTGCGCTTTCGAGGGATCGGCCGTGATCTCCATCAACAGCCCGAGGATGTTAGGTGCGCCCATGGTTTTATCGGGTCATTTGGCGATCGGATATTGAATCATTGGATTCCCACTAGCCCTTTCGAACATACCTCTAGCCCCAACACATTCCGCAATCTAGTCTTGACATAGCCAAGCGCTTCGCTCATACTGTAATCATGATCAATCAGATCATATCCCGCGAGCGACCCACCGATTCCGCTAGACCGGGACGGGCGAGGGGCGCGGCAAGCGGCCACCAGCCGCAGGAGGATCAAATGGAATACATCAAAATCCCGACGCGTGATGAATATTGGGGCCAGGAGGTGACTGCTGAACAGGCCGAACGCGGCGCACGAGCTCTGCAAACTGTTTTGAAGCGCGCGGCAGAATTGCTCCACATTGACGCGGAGATTACTCTCTCGCCGAACGGTGGCCCAAACTATTCTGAAAACGATTCCCTTCTCATTCGGATCGACGAGGCTGTCTGGACCGATGATAATATCCAGACCGTCGCGTTTGAGGGCGGAGCAGTCGATGCCGATGCCGTGCTGACGCGGTTCAACGACGATTGTATTCGGTGTGGAGGAACTGGATATGCAGAGTTTGCGAATCTTTAATCTCCGCCGTGCGCCACTCCGCGCAAGCGGAGCGTCCGGGATGGTCCCCGGGGCCGGTACGTAACCCGGCAATTCCCGTAGCGCCGGCATCTTGCCGGCAGGAGCAAAAACGCGATGCCCAAAAACCCTCATGCTGTCGCCCTCGGCCGCCTGGGCGGCCAGGCCAAATCTCCAGCCAAAACCGCTGCCGCCCGCCGCAACGCCAAGCTCCCTCGCATCCGAAACCCCAAACCCGCCAGTTCGTGATTCAGTACAAATCAATGGCTCAATGGCCCGATAACTCAATGACTCAATCCTTACTCATCGAATCGTCGCTTTATTGCCTATGTGCTGAGGCCCTGTGGCCCCCAGCGCTTGCGTGGAGGCGGCGGATAGGGTCTTTGCCCTACCCGTCGCCCAAGCACCGCCGATTTGCACAATCCTTACCTTACAGAAGCCTCATACGAAGTCGTGCCCACCAGGTTCGGAGGCGGAAAGAAAATAAGGCCCGACGAGCCGGCCACGGATTGCACCGAATCTGGAATTTTAGCTTTTTCATCGGATCCTCCCTTTGTTGCCTATTCGTCGGAGCGCATGGGCCCCCAGCCGGCGGACGTTCTTACTGCATATACAAGCTGGCTCCGCGCGTTCCCACCGGCCAGGTGTCCACGCCATGCGCTTGCCAGCTTGCCTTCCACATGCTGAACTTGTTCAGCGTGAATCCCAGGCCGGATTTGCCTCCGCCTGAGCAAGCCTTGGCAAGCGTCCCTGAATAGAAACGCGAGCTACCCGGCTGCGCGAATAATGGCCGAGGCGAAAGCACCGTCATACAGTAGTGCGGGATCTGGACCAGGCCGCCCGTAGTGATGCCGGTAAAGGTTTGCGTACCGGCGGGCAGCGCCCCATCGGTGAAGCCGGTAACCGTCTGCCCGTGAGGCACTCCGAAAATCAGCAGCGCTGGATCGAGTTGAGCGAATTCGCCGCCCAAGGTCGCGCTCTCGGAAGTCATCAGGGTAACGAGCGGCAGCGTGTCCTGATCCGGCTTGAACGCCGTGCCCTTGAATTCCATGTCGAATTCAAAGTTGCCTTCCGTGGCCCCACCGGAGACGGTGGGCCCGAGATTCAGCCATGTCACGCCCGAGGTTTCCACGGTGATTTGGTTTTGGCCGGTCTTCCAGGTCGGCGCCAAGGCCGCAGAAGTTCCCGGAATGAGGCACCACTGAACGTTGCCGTTAGGGTCGCGGATCTGGTCGTCCTGGAGATAGGCGAAACTCCCCACCCAGTTGCCGCTGCTGCCCGTGCAATGCGCGGTGCCGACGCGCCCGAGCAGCGTCCAGACGGTTGTAGTGCCGTCCGTGATCGTACCCAGCGCCTGCGACGTCCACACCGGCTCTGTGGCTCCGGAAGTGCCCGCCGTGGTGCAGATCCAGGCATTGCCGTTCTGATCCACAATCACCGCGCCCACGGCATACGCCGTGCTCGCCACCCAAGTGCCTTTGGCCGCCACCCAAGTGCCTAGGGAGCGATCCGAAACCGTAGGTGGAATGTTGCCATCATTCACCGGCATGAGGAACGGCGGAGGGCGCAGGATGTTGAAAAACGGGTAAGCCGTGCCTTTGTGCACGGTAACTTCATTCACACTGAATTTCACGCTTGACATTGTTTCCTCCTAAAGGCGTCCCTACTTTTCGTTCATTTCGGCAAGCAAACTGAAATACGCCGTTCGCATAAAGGTGCTGTCCGGCCGGCGCTTCAATTCCCCATACGCCAGGCTTTCAATCCAGATGAGCTTTAGTGAGCCCTCCACCAACCCCGCCGAAACGTCCTTATCTACTCCAGGCGGCAGGGCCAGCGGGGCGTAGAAATCGGCTGCCTGAGTGCGCTCGACCGAAGTGCGAATCACCAGGTACACAGCGCGCAAATAGCGTTGCAAGAGGCGCGCCACCATGTTGGGCTTCTGGTGGGCCACCGCCACTCCGCCCGTGATGCGTATGGGAGTTTGCGCCACCACGCTGCTCATATTGATGTCGAAGACCTCGGAATCAGGCGTCAACAGGAGCACGGGGAATTGGTGAATGGCCATCTCCGCCAACTCGTATTCAGCGAAGCTCGGAAGCGACCCCGGCGACCCCGAAATAAAATCCAGCGCCGCCTGCATGTCGCGATAGATGATAGCCAGAAGCTGGTCAATCAGGGCCTCGGTGAACAGCGCGTTGTAAGCGGAAGTCCAGGGCATAACGAAAGCCGAAACTCAGTCCGAATGCTCTTGCTATCGGCGAAATCTGTGCAATCTGCAAATCAGAATTTCATGTTCTTGCCGAAGCTGCGGTTTTCCCCGCGCTCGCGCGGCGTCGAGCGGTCCGTATCCGCCCCCGCCATCGAGTTGCGAATCCACGAGCTGACGCCAAAAAACGCATCGTATTTCTTGTCGCGAATGGCTTGAATCAACTGCTCGAACCGCCGCGTCGCGCTCGATACCGTCGAGTACTCGCCCGGCTGCAGCGTCACCACGCCTTGCAGCGCTACCCCCAGCTCGCGCATGGCGTAATCGGCATTCAGCGCGCCCAGAAAATCCAGTTGCTCTTGCCCCGTCACCGGCAGCAGCACTCCGCGCTGCAGCAATGCGCCATCGATAATCGATTGGCCGTGATTGATCCAAGTGCGGATCTGATCGTCCGAAATCGAGCCCGTCTGATTGCGCTGGAAACTCGGCAGCTTCGAGCAAACTTCCGGAACGTCGCAGTAGCCCGTGGGCGCGGCGAGATCCGACGCGATGCGCAATGCGATGTCGCCCTCGTACTCCTCGCCGATCGAGGAAACGACTTGGACGACGATAGTGTGCGCCTCGCCGGCCAGCCCGCCCGTCAGCACCAACGTCACCGCAGTGCCGGATATCGCGGGCGCCGGACTCGAGCTGATCACCTCAGCCGTCGAGTTCGCGCCTGTCAGGTTGTTAACCGCTTTCACCGCCGCGATCCTGGCAATAGTGTTCCCCGTGCCCAGGTCGGCGGAGAAATCGAGCGAAACCCCGAATTGTTCAGACGGAAACTTGGTGACGATCATGGAAAACCAATTGAGTCATTGAGCCATCGGGAGATTGATTCATTGAGCCATCGGGCCATTGAGCCATTGAAATGGCAAAATGACTCAATGACTCAATGACTCAATGACCTCATGGCTCAATACTCCACGGTGGCTTCGAGTTGCGTGCCGTTGCCGATATAGACGTAGATGTTCGTCGCATCGTACCCCAATTTTCCGCCGGCCAGCAGGCCGGTGGGATCAGCCGCGCCCTGGGATGTATCGAGCGATACAATCACCCCGACTGCGTTATTGCCCACTGTCTGCAACCAGACACGGCGGGGTACCCGCGGCAGCGCTCCGGTAGGAAACGGCAGCGTGTTGGCGCTCGAGGCCGTAAGCCCGCTAAACACGTAATTCGCCGTAACGATTTGCTGCCCCGCGCGCGTGACGTTCACTTCTGAGAAAAGCCGCGCGGAGCTGATGCCTGCCGCATGGGCGTGGCGTGGCGGCAAGAGGACGGGCCAGAAGCTGAAAAACACCGCCAGCAGAAGCACCGCCAACGCCGCTTTGGTAAATCTTCGTTCGTGTTTCATTTTCGTTCCCTCCGTAGGGCCGAACGGCGTTCGGCCCCAATCTCAAATCTGAAATCGGAAGAGCCGCAGGGTCCGCCGCGGCGGAGCCCTGCACTACTTATCCTTTTTTGCTTTGGTGGTTTCCGCCTGGCCCTCGGGCGGCGCCGGCGGCTTCCATTCGCAGGCAATCGGTTCGCCGGTGTGCGCATCCTCGAGTTTGGTGAATTCCTCAGCCAGCGCCAGCGCCAGATAATTCGCCTTTTTCGGGTTGTCGGTCTGATAAACGCCGCGCGAGTACTCGATGCTTGTAAGCTTTCCCTCCGCATCGGGCTGCCCGTGGGCGATAGGCTGTCTCAGTTCAATCTGCATGTTGCACCCCTTTCAACAATTTGGTCATTGAGCCATCGGGCCATTGAGCCATTGAAATGGCAAAATGACTCAATGACTCAATGACTCAATAACCTGATGGCTCAATGGCTCAATCCTTAGATCGGCGTGTTCCACAAATACGCCGCGTTGGGCTCCGTGATCTGCATATCGCGCACTTCCTGGCTCTTGAACACGTCGGAATCGTTCTCCTCGTTGCGAATGCGCTTAATCTCGTAGCTGTCCGGCGTCACCCAGAAGGTGTACCCGAAATTGGGCGTGAGCCGCGAGGGCGAGCCGGTGTGGAAATAGAGCATGGCGATGTTGCCCCAATTGTAAGCCAGCACGTCCGTCTGGCCTTCCGCCGAAGTCAGCTTCAGGTTGTCAGCCACCACAATGCGCCGGATTTCGAGCGCATCCGCCAGGTTCTGCCCGCTGATGGGCTTGCCCAGCAAGTTTTGGGTGTACTTGATTTCTTCCATGATGCGTGGATGGCGCCGCAGGGTGCGGTAGACCGGGCGCGGCAGCAGCAGTTCCATGTCGTTTGAGTCCACGCCGATAGACTGCTGGATAGTTTCGATGCGCGTCATGATTTCGGTGAGCGGATCGGAGTTGATGTAATCGCTCCACTTGTTCGTTCCGGTCAGCGTCGAGTTCTGGCTGATGTTGGTGGTGTTGATCAGCCCGATTGCCTGCAACTCCTTGTTGAGGGCGATGATGCCCTTCGCGGTGTCCTGGTGGAGCATATCCCACTCCGCTTTATTGTCCGTGTGGTTGCGAGCGAGATCAGGCGATTCGACCGCAATCTGATCGGCCTTGGCCAGATACGTTCCCCAAGGCTCCTGATCGAGCGTAAACCGCCGCGGGGAAGAGCCAGGCGCGCCCGATACGAGCAGCGCGCGGAAGGCTTGCTTGGAGAATTTCGGCCAGCGCCCCATCAAATCGTCCACGCCGACCCGCGGGAAAATATCCTCTGCCACAAATTTCCGTTGGCGATACCAGAGACTGATGCTGGTATTCGCCGTTGCGAGGTGCGCAATTTCCGATTGCATAGCTACTCCATTGACGATTGTCGATGGTCGATGGTCGATCGACGATTCCGCAAGACCATCGGCAAACTCCGCGCCTCTGCTGGGCAGCCTCTGCGCGGCCGACCCTGAAACAAATCGCAGAGAAGGTTAAAGATCAGACTCCCCTGCACAATCATGATGGACAATCGGCAATCGACAATCGTCCATCGTCAATCCCCTACACCCGGTCCCAGTGCGGATCCACAATCACCTGGGCCACATCGCCGATGTTCGAGGTTGGCTCGTCAGCATATCCAACCACAAACACCTGAGTGCCGGACGCCAGGCCGAGTGTTACCACGCTGCCCAAGTGGCCGAGGTTATCCGTCGCCACCAGGCGATCCTCACGCGACCACCCGCCCGCCACGCCATTGCGCGCGCGGATGGGCCCCTTCCAAACTACGCTGCGCCGGAATTTGCCTTGCGGCGTGTTGGGCTGGATGTTGCTCGGCCAAGCCGCCTGGCTGATGCCTTCGTAGCTGCCCGCCACGTAATCCGAGGCGCCAATCCCCGGCGGCACGATCCCTTCCTCCAGGATGCCGAGTATGGGCACGCTGTAACCATCGGCCGCCGCCGGCAGCACAAATCCGTCATTGGTGATGCTGGAATCCGCTTTCACTGCGCTGAACTTCCCTACCTGAACGGTGCCCTGGTAGGTATACGCTCGTTTTGCTTGTCCGTAAGCGTCCATCTTTTCCTCCTCAGTTATCAGTTTTCAGTTCTCAGTTTTCAGTTCCGCTGTAGGGGCGGTTCGCGAACCGCCCCTACTGACAACTGACTACTGACAACTGTTTACTTTTTTTTCGATTCCTCGCGCTCTTCCTCGACCACCGCGTCGTACAGGTTCTTGCCTTCCGCCGTGCGTGCGAATTCCACCTTGGCCTGGTCGAAGCTCAGCGTTCTGCCGGCCGCCTTGCAGGTTGCGGCAAATTCCTCGACTTTCTGCTTGAACATGGCCTGCGCGGCGTTTTTGGCCGGACTGCCGCCTGCCATGCCACGCGCTTCGAGGTCCACAATCGGCCGTCCGGCGGCCACGAATTCATCAAATGCCCTCTCATCGGTGAGGCACAACTCGAGTGCCTTGGCCCGGTTGGTAGGCTTCACCAGGCCGGCCTTGAATGCGGCGCTTACCTTGGTCTCCGCCGAGAGCGCTTTGCGGAAACTCGCTGGCTTGATTTTTTCCGCGTCCAGTAGCGCATCCAGGCTGCCGGCATTCAGAATGCCTTTGTCCTTGTCGATGCAGGCCGTGATCTGCTCGAGGTCGGTTTTTACCGGCTCCGCTCGGCCCTGATCGACGAATGCTTTCACCGCAGAGATCTCCAAACCTTCGCAACCGAGATCCTTGAGTGCCGCCGCGCGCCCTTCCGTGATGCCATCTTCCTTGAGTTTGGCGTGGCAGCCCTCGACGTCGCCCGGATGCAGGTCTGGATGTGTCTGCACGTAAGACTTCAGTTCGTCGTGATCCACCGTTCCAATTTTGCCGTCCGGGCCGTGCACTTCATGCGTCCCGTCAGCAGCTCGTAACAGTTTGCACTTCATCGTCTTTCCTCCTTGTAGATGCCCGCTACCGGCGGGGTTGCGGTCCATAGACCGTGGAAGCTCCGTAACATCCGCGCTGATCAGTTGCGCGCCTGCCTGGGAAAGCGCTACGGCCGCCAGCTTGCCATCGGCGCGCGCCGCCAGGCCAAAAAGCTGTTGATAGTCGGAATCCGAAATTTCGATTGGAGGCAGATCCTCCAAAAAGGGCGTGTTCGTCATCGCCCCAGCCTTGAGGCGCGTCCCGACGCCGTTGCCATACTGGTCGGCGTCTTCCCACTTAAACCAGGGCGAAAAGTAGCGATATTCCTGCTGCTTCACCATGGCCGCCATCGCGGGAGTAAAGCGCGCCCAACTCCACAGCATTTTCACTTCCGAGCCATCGCGCAGCCTGAATGGCTCGATTTGCGACGCTCGGCCCGGGCCGCCCATCCAGCCTGCCGCTTTCAGGAACCCCGGCGGCGCTACCGGGAGCGTCATATTATGCTCGTAATCAATCGGCGCTTCGCGCTCATCCAGGTTCTTCGCCATTTCGCCGAGGTCGCTTTCCGAAATGCTGAATTTTTTCTCGCCCTGGGCGAAAACCCGCCCCGGCGGGCTCGAGTACGCCACCGCGATGCGCACCAGCCCGTCACGCACTACGGAGAACATTGCGCTGTCATTCCGAGCGGAGCGAGGAATCTCGCCCTGCCCTGCTTTCGCTTCCGCCCCCGGCCATTCCATCCCCTCGCTCTCGTAGAGGGCCCGCAGGCGTTTTTTGGCGCCTTCTTTGTCGGGGCCGGCATACGGCTGCCCGCGATAATTCGAGTAGAGGGCGGCATGAGCTGCCGCCATCAGCCGGTGATCGGGCTTTCCATCCTCGCCGGAAACCGGCAAATGCTTGCCTTCGGGAACGAGATAATGCACAGCCATATCCGTTGCCTTTCAATCGCAAATCACAAATCGCCAATCGCTAATAGCCGATGCAGACCCAGCTCCACGTATCGGTATCTGATGTGCTTGCGGTCCCGGTGGTCGCCGAGCCGGATCCGTTGACGAATGTCATGGTGTACGCATTTGACGGGTCAGCGGCCGTGCACGTATAGCTCGAGGTCGAGGTGAACGCCGGCGAAATGCCGGTCAGAGCCAGAGATCCCGCTACAGCCGCGCCCGTGCCAATCGCCACTTTCATCGTCGAGCTGCGTGTGGTCGGGGCAGCGCAGCTTTTGGATGAGCCGCAATCCGTCAGGATTGTTCCAGGGACGGTGATTGAGGCATCGGGGAAGGTGAAGGTGCGATGGCCCGTAAACGTCCCCGTAAGCTGCGAACTGTCTGCCGCAGCGTTGCCGAAGTACAAACTGCTGTACGGCAGCAGCGCCGTGCCGAGTGTAACTCCCGCCGCCGCGCTGGGCGTAGGCGCTGAGGTGAATGCGGCGCTGGTGGCGGCGGTGTTGGTGCCACCGGAAATGTTCACAATGGAAAGCATGATGGGATAGAGTCCCGCGCCGCTGTTTGTCGAGAGCACGCGGCCGAGGACCTGCGAGCCATCACCCGGAAGCGTCGATGCGCTATCCGTGCAATCGCCCGCCGTTCCGGTGCTCACCAATACAAAATCGCCCGCCGTCGTGGAGCCGTCGAAGTTGCAGTAGGTCTGCCCGGAACTCTGTACGGTGGCATAGCCCGAAGTGCCGGCGCCGGCAGTCACGATTCCAAGCACTGCGCCCGATTTGTTGTCTGAGGTGGCAGCTATTACCGCCGTCGAAGGCGCGCCAGTGAGCTTCGCCACGCTGTAAAGCGTTGTGCCGGTAGCGCTGGCATTGGCGATCACCCCGGTATTCCCAGGAAGCCCCGCGCCGGCCGAGCCGAAGCCCTGCAAGTAAAGGTAAATCGGGCTATACGCCGTCCCTGTCCAGGAAACTGTAACCACTCCAGGCCGCGCCCCCGCTCCGGTGGGCGTGAAGGTGACGGTAACCGTGCAGGTGGCAGCCGCTGCCAGCGAGCCGCCGCAGTTGGTGGCAGGGCTGGTGACAACGGAGTACTCCGCCGAATCCGTGGTTACCGAAACCGAAATCGAGCTGATCGTCGACGCCGTGTTGTTGGTTAACGTCACAGCCTGCGTGGCCGCCGACGTCCCGATGAGCGTTGCTCCAAAATCCAAATTGCCAGGGCTGACTGTCTGCCCCAGGGCTGACCCGCAGATTGCGCAGATCGCACAGAGCAAAAACAAAACCCCGGCTGAAAACCGCCTGCTGAAACCCTTTTTCTCTCTCATGCTTTTCTCCTTTTCTGAATCTGTGAAATCTGCTTGATCTGCGGACTTCACCCCTATTTACTGCACACCTAGAACGTCACGCTCACTCATGCCATCCCCATCGCCAATGTTACCGCTTCAAGCACAAAATCCCTCCTGGCCCTGTTTGGCCAGTGGCGCCAAGGGTGCCTGTTCCCTGAACGCCAGTGGCAACTCCTGCGTTAGAAATAGCCGGTGCAACCCAGCTTAGAACAGGATGAGCCGAGATATTTGCATCGTCAGTGTTGACGAGTTGAATGCTTTTGTCGGTCAATGTAAACGTCTCGCCGCTGGCGAAGGCCCAAGCCTCAAAACAGGTGTCAGGATAAGTGGTGGTTACAGCCGTGCCTGTTGTCGCGGCGGTCCCACTGGTTCCTGCCGTGGATTGGCTCACGTCCGCTGGCGCCGGATAGGCGGGGCTGATGTCGTAGGCATAAAAGCCCATCGCTGTCGTGCCGCTGGGCTTTACGGTGATGGTGTCTGTTCCCGAAACAAGAGCTGTGGTCGCTGGCGCGGACATCATGTTGAAGGAATTGGTGTTGGTGGAGTTCCCTGTGTGCGGACCCACGGTGTAGGTGTTTGAACCGGAGTCCGAGCCTGCAAAGGTGGTGCTTGAGCTACCGTGACTGTAGGAAAACACCTTCACGGCATCGCCAACCGCGACGTTGGCCGCGACCGTGCAGCTTATCCCCGTGGCATTCGTGACGCTGGCAGCGGAATTGTTGCAGAGCGGAGTGATAACTTGCGCGCCATCGGGACTGATGATTGCCTGCCAATCACTATATGAAGCGGTTCCCGAGGCCCCGCTGTACTGCTTCTTGACAGTTACCGTGGTGAGGGCAGTCTCGGCATATATCTTGGTATAGACAGCAGGAGACGCGGAGAAGCTCGCTCCGCGCGCCCCGCACACCGAGAAAACCGTGTGAGGAGTGTAGCCAGTTACCAAGTAATAGTCCTCAGTGCACGTCGGCGTGGTGGTCGCTGTTCCAAGCGGCATCTGCTCTATTTGCATCGTGCCGGAACCAACTGCCGTGTTGGTGTATTCATTTTGAAGCAGCATAAGGCTCATTATCGGAGCCTGACCGCCCCACGGTTGGGAAGTCGTAGCCCCTACGTTGCGAAGGAGGGTCCAACTGCTGCCTATCACCGTGTCCGCAGCGGCGTAAAGACCAGCGCCATAGTTCGTGAATGCCCACCCGGGAGGGGCGATTGTCTGGCACACTCCCGTAGCGATGTCCTCGAAAAAGTACCATATAGTTGGCTCTTTGGTTGCCCACGTTGCGTTTTTACCAACGAGGGTATCAGTGCCATTCGGCGTCAGAGTACAGCTTTTGGTCGTACTGCCGTTCTTCACGCCGAAGATGTGATGGCTGCCAGACATTGCAGGAAGATCAATAACAATGTTGCTGGAGCTTCCGTTGCATTCCAAAAGCTGCTCTACCGCACCCATGGTGTAGGGCGTGTAGGAATCCCCTATCACCACAATGGTTCCGAAACTCTCCGGTCCCATAAAAGTCGAACCATTAGGACTCTGCTGCGCTACAAGGTTAGCCGCAAACAAAATGCTGAATAAAATCGAGAGTTTCTTCATATTCGATACCCTAGAAAGACGGCGCAATCCAAGGAGCTACGTTCGTGGCATACCCGCTAGCCAAGGTGCTTTGGTATTTCGCCGTCACAATGGTTAAAGATGTACTTGCCCAGACCTTATTGTAGTAAAGGTTTCCTCGTGTCGGAGCCGCTTGGTAATTGCAGCACAGATAGCAAATAGTATTCGGCGTCTGCCCTGTTCCTAAGTAGTAGTCCAAGGGACAGGCTGCGGTGGAGTACACCCCTCCGCTCGTCATCCAGAGTCCCACGTAGACGATCATCGTTCCATTAGAACCGCTGGAGTTTGTGTACTCGATCTGCCCAACCGAGCACATATCGGAATTGATGGAACTGGGAGCAGTGATAGCAACGCTTTCAATAAGGGTGGGTGACGAACCAATCGTTACATCGGCGTTTCCTGTGATCGCTGCCCACGCCTGATTCACAGTAAGTGGCGACATGGCAAGCCACACGCCAGAGGCAAAGTCGAAAATCTTGTAAGGAACCTGAATTCCAGCACCAATCACATAGTTGGCCGTCGCGCCGTCAATGGTGTCTGTGCCATTACTTGTGGCGATGGAGCAGGAGTACGTGGCACTCCGGTTGATGAACGTGATGGGCCTATGACTCCCGCTTGCTGCCGCGTTGATCGTCAGAACCACATTTCCGCTGGCTGCCGAGTCACAAACCGCGATCACGGTTGCGGCTGTGATTGTCCCGCTGGCGGTAAATGACACGACTTGCGGAGCATTGGGAGGGCTTGAGAACGTCAGACCATCAGCACTCTGCTGTCCCAACGACCATCGGAGATAAGGCGAGGGTATGAGCCTCATAAAGCTCGCCATCTGTGGCCCGATGTTGTAGTAGCGCACTGCGGGCTCGCTGAAAATGCGAGAGGAGTTGAAGAGATGGCCCAGCAAGAGGCTCACCGCAATCAGTATGCCCAAAGGTAGCTTTCTACGGCTCATTGTTCCTCCCTACGCCTGCGGCACCAGGTCCCAAATGACCTGATAGCTAGGCTGGCTGGTCGCGCAAGTGATGCCCGAGAGCACCGGAGCTGCAACGTTAAATATGATGGCGCTCCCCGACGCGACAGAGAGATATCCCACCGCATTGGCCACCCGCCCCACCGTGCCATTGCCATTCAGCGCCAGTTGCACAGTGCCCAGCGCTTCTGTCAGCGCGGAGGCGTCGTTCGGGTCCTGGTAAGTTATGGAAACCCCCGCATCAATAAAGCCCGTCCCAGTGCACGCCACACCCGCTGCGGTATTCGTGATGTGCCAAGCATAAAGATAATTGCCCGCCGCCGCTGCGCTCGCCAGCATCGTGATTGCAGTTGCACCCGTCGTTGTCGTACTGGCCCCGTGCGCCGCTCCGGCAATTGTCGAGGCCGTGGCCGCATTGCCAGGAAACGAGGTGGAATTACAACCAAACGCGTTGCTGCTGAACGTGAGGGCGGACGTGCAACTGCCGAACAGCGTAGCGAAGGGCACATACGACGGCCCAGCCGATCCATTTGTGTTGTTCGCCAAGAGCGAATAGGCAGCGGCGTTGCTAAGGGTGAAGGCGAGCGCTGGAGCCGTGGTGGGATTCGCGCCCAGCGCAGCAGTGAACAGCGGAGAAAGATTTCCTACCGTGAAGCTGGAGAGGCCGCCGCCGCCACCGCCGCCGCCCCCCCCAACGCTCGTCCAGGCCGATCCATTCCAGCCGCAGAGCGCGAGAGCCGAGCCGTGGCCCGATGTGCAGTCCGTGGTTGATTGGCCGTCTGTCACCAGAAAAACCTTGGAGCCGGTTGGAGGGGAAGGAAGCCCTGCGACCGTGGTGCTAGAGACCCCGCCGCCGCCACCGCCGCCGCCCCCCCCAACGCTCGTCCAGGCCGATCCATTCCAGCCGCAGAGCGCGAGAGCCGAGCCGTGGCCCGATGTGCAGTCCGTGGTTGATTGGCCGTCTGTCATCAGAAAAACCTTGGAGCCGGTTGGAGGGGAAGGAAGCCCTGCGACCGTGGTGCTAGAGACCCCGCCGCCTGCGACAACATTGACCCGGACCGCCCCGTTCACCGGATCGTAGACAGCCCGAAATACTTGGTCGGCGTCGTGCGGCGTGGGGTTTGTGCTGCCGCCTGCTAGTATTGCGTTAGCCTTGAGTGCGCCATTCACAGCATCGAAGACCTTGACCAGCACCTGGTCGGCATTCTGGGGGCCAACCGGCGATCCACCAGCGGGGCTGCCCATCAACTCGAGTGTGGGAGCAACGTAGGGATTGGCGCGGTGGGCCAGCACGGTGTAAGTCTGCGCGTAGCAGGGGGCTGCTGCAAGCAGCGCGAATACCATTAACGCTAAGACTTTTCTCATTGGGCAATTCCTCCACCTGCATTGGTGGTGCATCTGCATTCCGTCCTCAAAATCGACGTGCCAATCAGGCGCGCTGGCGTCATTCGAGATTCTCGCCTCCTCTGCGTAATCTGCTCAATCTGCGGATTACCCCGCAAAAAACGCTTTCCCCGCCAACCTTGCCTCGGCCGGAGAAATTTCCTGGAGCGGCCACTCGCTCATTGCCATGCCCTGCGTCCACATCGCATAGCCCCTATTCCGGCAAATCACCACGTAACCCGCTGCCAAAGCGCGTCTCAAGTCAGTAAGGATCTGGGGCGTCCAATCAAAAATCCTGCGGGCAGGGACATCTGGCTGGAGCACTGTCTCCAGCTCCTCGAATTTCTTGCCTTTGGTTTCCACCGGCCGTTTGCCCGTTCCCAGCCTTGTGCGAAAGCCCGTCTGATGGTAGTAGGCAATCTCCGCAAGTTTTGGATCCTTCGGGCCGAACGTCATGCGCGTCGGCTCATAGGTGAAGGCATCATCGGCCAAAAACGATTCCTCCATCGCCCCGCTGGCCACCAGAATGGGCTGCTCGCCCCAGCGCCGGAATTTCCGCACCAGGTAACGCGCATTGAGCGCCGCCCAGGGCCCGTGCGCGCCGGCCGCGCCGCGCTCCGCAAACTGCTCCGCGACGGCCTTGCGCAGCGGGCGCGCCGCATACGGCCACAGCGGCCTGTAATCCTTCAGCACCACATTCTTCAGGCGCAGGAAGAATTCCGTCGCATTCACGGCCCGCATTGAAACAAAAGCACCCATTTCAATATTGGATCATTGAACCATCGAGCCATTGAGCCATTGAAGATTGAGCGATTTCGCCATTGAATCATTGAGCCATTGAAAAACTGCCGCCAATGGCTCAATGGCCCGATGACTCAATGACTCAATGGCTCAATCACCCGATCGCTCCTTCCGCCACCTGGCACCGGCACAAGTCCTTGCCATCGCAGATCTGCGATAAATCCGCATCCGGCCGGCAGCGTTGCCCGTCCGCCGCTTCGCAATTCCCACAAATGTTCTTGTCGAGCACTCCCACGCGGAAAAACTGCGGCTCGATTCCTGCCGCCCGCAGCGCACTCTCGATCTCGAGCTGCGCTTCCAGGCGCCCGCCACGAAAGGCTCGATTCGCCGCCTCCGCCGCCGTGCGGCTGATTCCCTCGTCCACATAGGCTGTATCGGCCGCCTGGCTATAAATTTCGTCCGCAATCTCCTGCTCGCTCTCATCCTCGAAATCGGAGGCCGCCAGATCGAGCGCCGCTTTGCGTGCCGCCTGCGCAATATCCGCAATCACGTCTTGGACGGCGATCTCCGCGCGGAGCTGAGGTTTCGAGGGTAGCGCCGGCGTCCCGCCGTCATCGCTAAGCCTCACGCCGTCCAGATTCAGCGAGGGCAACTTCCCCGCCGCCGCCAGGCGTGCATGCTCGAGGCGCGCTTCCTCAACGCCAGCCGCATGCACCCTGCTAAGGATTGCGCCCACCTCCCTGGCAAGCTCCGCATCGTGCTGCGGAGCGATGGAAATGAGGTCCTGAATCCTGAATTTTGAATCCTGAATCCTGCTTGCAAACAGCGTCGCCGCCGAACGCATCAAGCGCGGCTTAGCGCGCTCGAACGCGCCCTTTACCGCCGCCTCCGCCCGCTCCAGGTGCGCCAGGTGCGCGCCAAAGTCGATATGTGTCTCGTCCGCATGAACCTTTTGCAGATGCGCCGGATCGCCATCCCGCCACAGCGGCGAAACCTGATTGCGGACTCGCGCTGGCCGGAAAGAAAACGCATCCGCAGATTGCACAAATCTCGCAGAGGCTTGAACAGCCTGCGACTGCCGTGCGCGTTCCTTGGCCGGGACGACGGCGCGCCCGCTCGGGAGGACATGCGAAGTCTGGCCGGGTTGCGTATCGCCGGCCGGGCGAACCGCAGGATCCGCCGCGGCGGAGCCCTGCGCCACCTGGCTCTGTGTTCTCTGTGATCTCTGTGGTGAAGTTTTTTCGGGCTCGCCTTCCCCGCTCTGCGTCGGAATCGGCTCGTCGCCGGTTTCCATTTCCTGGATGCGCTCGACAATGGGCGCGTACTTCACGCGGCCTGGGCCGGCCTTCTCGTCCATGCCGAGGCGGCGGCGCAGCTTGTTCTCGTCATCCTCGGTGGGCTGCAGCCAATCCACATTCGAGTTCGCGAGGTCCTTGATGGCCGCCACCAGGTCGATTACATTCACCATCGAGATTTCCGCGCAGCGCAGCCGCGGGTAGAGGTTGCGCTGGTCGTCTGCAATCTCGTAGTTGTAATCCACTAGGCGGCGCACCGCGCCGTGTGTCATGGCGGCGGCAATCATGTTCCCGAACGCCTGCTCGGCCAGCAGGAACAGCTCGAGCTTCACATCTCCAAGGGCGCGGCTGCCGGAAGCGCTTCGCCCCAGCGCAATGAAGTCCGCCAGGCCGCCCACCAGGATCTCTTCATCGTGCAGCTTAATCGAGTCCGTAAGGGTTATGGCGCGCCCTTCGATCCCCTGGAGAGCGAATTCCCAGCCATTGGGCAGCGAAAGTCCCGTGCGTTCGTTGGCCGAAAGGTTCTCGACCCATTGCCACGACTGCGCCTTATCGTCTGGCGTAGCATTCGGCCCCTGCTTGATTACCGGCACTGCCATGCGGTTGCGCTCGGAGCCGATGAGGTCGATGATAATCAGCTCCGTTTTGGCGTAATAGGAGCGCCACACCGGCCGGAAAACCGAGCGGCCGTAAAAATACGCGCCCTCGCGATTAAGCGTGAAGATGTCGATTTTGTTTGCCGGCACCGGAGCCATCTGCACCATCGACCCGCGGTAGCCGAATTGCACCAGGGTGCGCAGCGTTTCGCCGTCCGGCTCGCATAGGAATTGGTAGAAGGTGGTGGGCAGGCGCGGCGCCAAACCGGCCAGGCGGATTTTGTTCTTGTCGTTGTCTGTCGCCCACAGGTATTCGTGCCCCGCGCAGCCGTAAGGCGCCGCCAGCGTGGCATTCTCAATTACGCTCTCGAACGTCTGCGTGCGCGTCGTGCCGTCCCAGCACAGTTTTTCCATGCCGTCTTTCAGGTTTTCTTCGACAAAATCGCGAATCTCCTTGGCCAGGGCGTAGCCTTCGTCATTCTCCTCGACGCCAGTTTCAACCACCCATTCCGCCCGCCGCACCAGCAGGCGGATTACGGCCTCGAGCGCCGCAATGGTGCCATCCGTGCGCCGCATGAGATCGTACTTCTGCATGGCCTTGAGGCCCTGAAACTCGACGTTGATTTCGCCCAGATCGTGCAGAAATCCCAGTAGATTGGCAGTGCCGGAGACGCCCAGCGTGGTTTGGTCAGCATTCGCCTTCTGCCGCGCTGCCTGCTTTTGTTCCGGAGAAAGCTCGGGCGCCGGCTCGACGGGCTTCGGCTGCCAATGCGGCGCCCCTGGCGGCTCGGGCCCGCGCGTAACCAGCGGCGGAGGAGTGGGGACGGCATTGATGATTGATGATTGACGATTGTCGATTGCCGAGGTCGCGGCCAGTCCTACTTCGTCGAGGACAACGCTACGTGGCCGGCGATGCCCCGCGTCCACAGTCCGTCTTTTCTTCGCTTTACTCACAATCACCAATCACCAATCACAAATTTCAAAAGTTCATTCCAAACGCCACCGGCTGCCGCTGGTAGACGCTCGAGCGCGGCACACCCACAATGCAGCCATCGACCAGCGAGGCTGCCGGCTGCGATGCCGCGTTCAGCGCCAGCGCCAGCGCCCAAAAGCGGTCCGCGTGGCCGCGCTCCGTGTGCTCGGCATCGAAGCGGATGTTCCCCGCCGGCGTCACAAAACGCTTCACGGCGTTAATGTCGTTGCGGATGTCGCGATGGTCGGGGATGCGCACCAGGCGGCTTTCGAAGGCCTGCTTGGCAAGCGGCGCCAGGCGTTCTTTCGCTTGCGCCGTAAACTGCACCGCTTCCACCACGCCGCCGTAGCGCTTTACCAAATGCTCCGCCAGCATCATGCCCAGGCCGCTTTGATCCACCGCGCAGCGGCGCACGCCAATATCGAGAATGTCGGAAATCGCTTTCTCCTGGGCGTCGAAGTCGAATGCCGGCGGCTTCAGCACCAGCATGTGCCGCGACCACATCACATCGCCGAGTTTTTCAAATAGCCACGCCACGGTGAGGTCGCGCCGACGTCCAATATCCACGCCCAAATAGAGGTCTTTGCCCTTCAAATCCGCGAAATCCGCGCAATCTGTGGAAGCCTCCTCCGACTGGCATCCGAAGATCAGCTCCATCGGAATGTAGTTCGAAGCGTCGGAAATGAACGCGCACTCGAATTCCTGCGCCCACATTTCGTCATCGTCTTCGCCGGCGCGCAGGGCGGCGACGAAGTTGACCATGCGCTCCGTAGCGGGGCGCTCGAACCGCTGGGCAAACTGCTGCTCCGCCCACTTCACATATTCCGCAGGCGGCGGATCGGGCGGCGGCACGCTTTCCGCCAGGCCCTGCATCGCCGCAACCCAGATATCCACAAAATGGCCAGACCAGTAAGAGTCCGCCTTGCGCGCGTACCCCGGCACCAGGCCCGCCTCCTTGCAAATGTCGTAGAACTTGCCGGAGGTGCCGTTGGGCGTGGAGGCGACCTCGACACAGTATCCGCGCAGAATCGAGGGGTAAAGCGCGCTGTAAATCTGGCGGGAATTCTTCATTCGCCCGAACTCATCCAGGCAAACGTGGCCGGAGTAGCCGCGCGCCGTGTCCGGATTGGCCGGCAGACCGTAAATCACGCTTTTGTTGGGCAGCCGAATCTCCAGTTGCTTCACTTTTTTTCGCCCATCCTCATCCTCACTCGCCAGCTCGAATTCGCTCTCGACCCAAGCCTCCACCAGCTTCATGGCTTCGAGGTGCGCTTTCGCTTTCTCCATCAGCAGGCGCGATTGGCGCTCGCCAGCGGAAAGATAAACTTGCGTGGTGCGCGGAACCATCCGGCAGCGCCGTGTGCCGCGAAAGGTGATCCCGAAGCTCTTACCCGTTTGCCGGCTCCACAGGGCCACCAGCAGCCTCGCCCGATCCGCTACGTACTGCGCCTGGTAGGGCAGCAGGATCGGCTTGCGGCTGGTAGACCCCGTAGATTTCGTCGATTTCTCGGTAGAGTTCATTCCGGTCTTTCACCTCAGCGGGTTCCGCACCACCAATAAGCGCCTTCACCTTTTCCTTTGTGCCGGCGAATTCGGCCAGTTTTAACTCGAGTTCGCGGTTCTTGCGCTGTAGTTCCGCGGTCTCGTTTTCGAGGCGCCGATTGTCCAGCGCGAGCTTGCCTTTCTCGATTTCCATGTTGGCGGCCAGCTCGCGCGATTTGCGCAATTCCGCCATCAGCTTGAGCGGCGATTCCTGCGCCAGGCGCTCGCGCTGGGCCAATACGCTGTCTTCTGCGAATACTTCGATCATGCGGGCGCGCGTGGCGGGATCCTGCGCGGCGCGTTCTTCGAGGGCGCGGAAGCGCGCGCGGTTCTGGAGGTCGGCCTCGAGTTCGCGATCCTTGCGCAGCCACCAGCGCAGGCGATAATGCACGGAGAGGTTTTGGATCGAGAGCTTCACCCCTGGGTAAAGCTCCGTAACCATCACCAGAATCTCGGTATGCGTAACGCGCTCTTCCCATCGGTCCTCGATGAACTTTTGCAGCCCCGGGAATTTCCGGTCCTGCTCTTCGACTTTCGTGGCTCGGTAAAACTCCGCCATGCTTACGCCGTCTCCTCGGGCTCATTAAATTCCTCCCGATCGAGCGCATCCACCCCCGCTGCCGTGATCTTAGCGCCTAGGATTTCTGCCTCTTCGCCAATTCCTATCGGCCTATGTTTGAGTTCCACATAGCCTTTCAGGGCGAGATAGTTCAGCTTGAAGTTAAGCGAACGGCGAGTGCAGGGAACCAACAGATCGCGCAGATGCGTGAGCAGCCGTTCCCAGTCGGCGAAGGAGAATTGTTTGAGCAGCAGATACTGCATGATGAGCTTCTGCTGCCGGCGATGTTTTCGACGTTCATCGATACTCATAAACCGTTCCGCGCTCATTGGCCCTCACAGTCCCGCTTAGGTGCTCCGGGAGCGGAACAAGGGAGATCGTCGATCCTTGAGGCCACAGTTGACATCGTGATGCGGATCTGCTCTTGCCCGTCGCGCAAATCGTAAAGCGTTTTCGCCAGGTCGGCGTAAGTCGCAATCACGTTGGCTTGGCGCTCCGCCGCCACCGCGCTGCGCTCGAGCGCGTTCGGAACCCGCGCAATCGAATGTGACGCAGCGAGAAACATCTTTAGCGCTCCCGCCCCCGCCATCGATGCCCCCAGAGCCACGCCAGCTCCGCTCAGAAGGTTTCCAAGGTCAATCATTTGGCACCTCGAATGTCGCGCGCCGCTCTCCGCCTGTGCGGCCCGCGTTTGCGCTCCGGCCATGGGCTGGTATGCCGCTTGGGCTGCTCGTACTCCGTTTCGTCGATTTGCAACGCCTCTCGATCGAAGCGAAACCCGCGCCCCCAACTGCCACTGCTCAAAATGAACGATCCGCACACCGCTTTCGGCGGACATCGCGTGATGCCGTGCCGTCGAACAAATTCGATTTGTTCCTGTGTAGCCGTCATCTGAATCATTGACTCATTGAGTCATCGGGCCATTGAGCCATTGTCAAATCGCTCCATGGCTCAATGGCTAAATGACCCAATCTCCTGGGCTCGATTAGTTCGCCGGCGCTGCCGTTGCGGTAACCGGCGCTGTGGCGGTTGCGGCGCTCACGCCGGTGCCGTGGATTACTGCTGCTACCGCAGTTGCCGCAACTTCATCGAGCGTCACATTAGCTCCGCCGGCATTGAGAGCAGACGCTACCGCCCCAGCCGTGGAAGCGCCCACGCTCAGGATTTTCTGTATTGTGGCAGTGGGAATCGTGAGCCCCGGGAAAATCACTGCCAGGGTCGCTTCGAGTCCGGGAAGCAGTACCGGCGCCTCCTTTCCGATTCCTCCCAAAATTTTTTCAGTTTCCTGGCCCACCTTTTCGAGTCCCCTTTCGATCTTCTGGAACACATCCTTGATCTCCTGCCCTATCGTCATGCTTTGCGCGGGAGTTAATACTGTTGGACTGGTTGACATATTCTCTCCTTTTTGTCTGCCTAGTTTTTTGTTGCTGAATTTGCTCCTTGCTCTTCTTTCTGCGCCAGCAAATCGGTCTTTGCCCGGCTGCCCGCGCTCGATCCGAAATAGTAGCCGACGACGCCGGCAAACCCCGTCAGGAGCGAGCCGAGCACCTCTGCCACGACTTCTGGACTCAATTGCACCCGCCGCACTATTTCAAACACCAAGCCGAAGCATCCCAGCGTGATCATCACGGCCAGGAGTGCCGAAATGGGCAGCTTTTTCTCGTCCATCGCGAAACCGCCTAATTGGGCCATTGGGTCATCGGGCCATTGAGCCATTGACCCAGCAATTTAATTTCCCTACGCAAACGCTTTCCCCAGCGCTTGCAGGAAAGCCACGACCGCCATTAACAAAGGGTCGCGGTCGGCTTTTTCCGGCGTCGCCGCAACCGTGGCGTTGAACTCTGCGAACGCCTGTTTGACCTTTCCTGTGTCTATCCCGAACATCCAGGTGCCCCTTTCCGGTCAGCCCTTCTGCGCAATCTGCGTAATCTGCGGATTCTCCGCCAGCTCTCGCATGGCTAGCCGCCTTTGCGCGCGGCTCATGGTTCCCATAACTCGGCAGCCGTTCACTGTCTCGCCTAGGCCCCCGTTTGGATTGGTGCTTGGAGGCAGTGGACGGCTGCCTGAACGTGTTCCTGCTTTTTGCGGCTGGCACATGACCGCCAGGGCGAAGAGAAAAAATAGAATGACGAGCAAATAAAGCATTTTTGCGTTAGCCCTTCCCCGTAACCTGCGTAATCTGCGTAATCTGCGGAACCGGCGCTTTGCCCTTTGCATAGCCTTCCAGCGTCTGCGGATCGTCCAAATGGTAGCGTTCGACAAGCGCAATCAGTTTGCCCGAGTAATGCGGGCATCCCGGAATCTGGCAAAGCGGCGGCCGGTCGGTCGAGTAGCCGCACATCATCAGTTCCTCGGCGAATTTCCGCCAATCGTGCCGCACCGCAATCGCCGGCCGATAGCGTGCCCCTAGCAGCAGCGCCGCGTGCGCATTGAACGCTTGCTTCAGGTTTTCGAACAGTTGAAATTCCGCCAGCGTCTCGACGGGCTTCCCGCCGGCCATCTCGACCGCATGGCAAGTGTATTCGCCGTAAGGCTCACCCTGCCGGTGCGCATATTTAATTGCGAAGGGGTTATGAGCGTGGACAAAAAGCGGCGATCCGCCCCACTGCCACTCTCCATTCACTCGCCCTGCGGATTCGAGAATCGCCTGGGCGACGATGATGCAGGCAGGAAGGTCGAATGCCCGCGCCGAATCAAGCGCCGGCGGCACCACGGTTTGTAGGAACGTCAGTTGCTCTTCCGTCAAATGGGCAGCGGCGGTGTGTGCACCCACCGCCACCCTCGCCAGGAGTGATCAGCCCCCAGCGAAAGATTTCACCACAGAGAACACAGAGAACACAGAGACACAGACATGCCAAGCCCGTACCGGCGCACTGCCAGACCATGCGCCGGCAATTCATCCGGGGCATTTACTCCGATGGAGGTTCCGGCTCGTTTGGGCGACGATTTCGACACAACGCTTGACCCATTGTCGCAGCCATTATCGCAACATGGCTGAAGCGCTGGCTCGCTACAAGGGCGGGATTCCCCGTTGCTCCCCCGCCTGGTACACGCTGCCTGACCGGCCCTCGCCCACCCCTTTACCTTTTTTGCGTATTTTTCGATGCTTGGCATCTCTGTGACTCTGTGGCCTCTGTGCGCTCTGTGGTTCAAGCTTCTTTCACTTTCCGCGCCAGAATCCGATAGACCGAAGGCAGCGGCGTGCCGGTGATTTTTGCCACCTTCTTGGCATCGCCCCCGCACTTCTCGAGCACGCATTCCAGCCACCGGGCCTTCACTTCATCAATCTTAGTATCTATCGGCAAATCCAAAACAATTCGCTCGCTCATAACATTCTCAGCATTAACGCAGCTTTCGCCGATGTCAAGCGGTCAAGCGCATTTTGTAGTCACCTGTGACTACGTTTTTCGCACCGCGCATCTGCCGCTGGAGATCGGCCGCCAGGCGCCGGTAGACTCGCGGATCGCCCGGATGCTCTTCGGTAACGAACGATTCCCCGCAAGCCGCATTCGAGCATTCCCGCCGGCGAATCTGAATCGCCGAGCCTTCGAGAGTCTTTCCCGTGCGCATTTCCGCGCCGCATTTTGGGCACTTCATGTTCTTACCCCCTGACTCTGCGTAATCTGTGTAATCTGCGGACCCGCCAAGTGTATTCCGGTGATGCGCCCCGATTCGCGGATGCGCAGCACGGGCCGCGCTCCGGCCTCATGCGTCCAACTGAATTCGCCCCCAATTTGCCACAGCGTGCGCCGAATCGGGTCGTATGGTCGGCGGGCCGACACAAGCGTGTTACACGCATCTGTCGGCGCGCTGACGCCCTTCCTGATGGCATGACGATACAGTCGGCGGTTGTGAAACCGCTGGCGATGCCAATGATTCTTAAAGCGCTGCGTCCGCCGCCGCTGGGGGAACCGCTCACCGCAGCCGCATTCGCACTGTTTGTCGAGGTCGAGGGGCACGCAATCACCTATTGAGCCATTGAGTCATTGGGCCATTGAGTCATTTAGCCATTGAGCCATTGGGCCATTGAGCCATATTGAAAAAGACTCTGCGCCGTTCTGCGGTCAGGCGACCGCAGCGGGCTTCTCGATGCCGTCATATCTATTGTGACCATCGCTCCCGAGGCCAGTCCTGCCAGTTGGCTTGATCGTAACCAAGTTCCGGAGCAACGTGTCCAATCCGCTCAAATCCTCCGCAGGCAGAGCCCACAGGAATAAGGTCTGGCCGTCACTTAGTGTTACCTTCCACTATTTCAGAAGCACTTGGCCCATCCGCCGCCTCCGTATTCACCAATCACCAATCGCAAATGACTCAATGGCCCGATGGCCCGATGATTCAATTCTTCAGCTTGCCTTTCAGCCTCTTCCTAAGTTCCTCGATCTTGCGCTGCACGATGTTCAGGTCGGAAACATCATCGCCGGCCATGGCCACATCGCGGCGGGCGGCGCGCTCGATCAACTCCTCGATTACGGCATGTGCCTGCTCGGGCGTGAGATCAGTCGACGCCTTCACCGCGTAGCGCTGCCATAGCCGCGCGGTAAGTTCAGTTTCAGTGGATGTTTGCCAAAGCATCGCTGCTGCGGTTATTATGAGTCGCGCGCGGTACGCCGGCCCGTCGCCCGTAGCCTCGCACATCTGCCTTAGGATGAACCGCGCCTGGCGCTCCGAAAGCTCATTCCAGGAATTCACGGACCGGCCATGCGTCGTCCCCAGTTTGCTGTTGGTCCAGAACAAACGAAACTCGCGCTCCGTCAGCCCCTCCAGCCCAGCCAGGCCGGCTGACAACTTCCGCCATTCGGCGTGGAGGCCTTTCAGTGTTTTCGCCTTAATGGCACCGCGGCCGTGCAGAACCCTGGAAAGATCGGGCGATTGGGCCATCGAGCCATCGGGTGATTGAGCCGTGTCATTCATTCGGTCACCCTCGCAGTCTTTGCGGCGGCGGCCTATTGACGATTTACGATTGCCGATTGACGATTGCCAGTTGTCCATGACGATCACAATCTCTCCATGTATAGATCCTGTTCCGCATGGCGTCCGAAAGGGATCTCGCAGATATTCCCCGGACATGCAGGCCCAAGAATCTCAAAATCCCGAAAGGACCCTATGACCTCGCGGGAGAATTGGTATGCCCGTGGTACCGTCCCTCCCCAATAGGTGTAAATCCATTTCCCCACAGATCTGCCGTGGCGCCCGCTAAAAGCCCTCCTGAATCTGATCCAGAACGGCGGTCGAACCCCAGGCGCAGGCTTCCTTTTGGGGTAGCCTTTCATCCGCGTGCCAAAGTTTCCCACATAGGAGGCATGGCTCATTTCGTCACCTTCGGATCCGTAGCACCGATGATTTTCACTCGCTCGCTATCCGTCCAACTTTCAACATCAGACCGGAGCAACAGAAAATCCTCGAATCCTAGACCGCGGCCTTTCGCCAGGCCATCCTCAAGGCAGGATGCCTCGATTTCCTTCTCGACCATCGCACTCACTTCCGCCTGGATTTTGAGTTTCATCGCATTTTCCTTTTCAGCGCAGAGCTGGAGAGCGAGCCCTGCGTTACGTTCTGTTCCCTGTTACCTGTCCCCTGTTCCCTTCTCAGCCGTAAATAGCCGCTGCTGGCCTGCCAGCTCAGCGGTGTAGTAATTCCTGCCGGTGAGCGCTTCGACGGTGCGCAACTCATCCACGGCCTGGCGCAGCAGTGGCGCTACTGTCAATGCCAGCTCCGCCGATGTGGTAATCATGTAGTAGCCGGCGGGCGCAACTTTCGAGCCGCGGCATGAGCCGATCTTCCGCCCCTGCCGGCGCAGCTCGCGCACCGCGCCCTTGATGGCGCGCTGGAGCTGCGCGCGGTGAGGATATGCAGGAAAGCCGTTGCGCTCCGCCACGCACCAGCTCCATTCATACGGCCACAGCTCCCTGGCAATTTCCTCAATCGAAATAGCAAGTCTCGCGCCCTGGCGCTTGGCGATTACCTGTTCGATCAGCTCCACCGGATCGCCCGCCGGCCGGAACTTGAATCGATGATGATCGCCTGGCTTGCCCCCCGCTTCCTGTTTGTTCATAAATCACCAATCACCAATCGCAAATGGCTCAATGGCCCAATGGCCCGATGGCCCGATGGCTAAATGGCTCAATTCGCCCTGGCCGCCAGCGCAGACTGGACAGCATCAATAGCCCGCATCACAGCCGCCTCGGTGCCTTCGATCTCGAACATCGCCACGCGGCAGCGCGCGCGCCCCGCGCCGTTGGCCGGCGCCTCCGCCGTCTGCGTAATCTGCGCCATCTGCGGATGCTCCGCCTTCACAATCGAATGCGCTCTTATTGGCTTTGGCGCCGGAGACGCAGCCGCCCCGTCGCCACGCGGGCGTCTACCCTTTCTCCCCACAGGCGGCAAGCCGAGCACTTTTCGGTGGTGACAGATTGTGACGTCACTGCAACCGAGCTCCTTGGCAATCTCGCGATCTGACATCTTCGCCGCATGCAGCTCGCGCAATTTCGCTTCGTCAATCTCGATTCTCTTCGCCATGGTTTCCTCCCTTTCGACCGGCCGTGTCGTTACAGCCGTCCGCATGAATTCCGACAGATGCACGAATGGACTGGCTTGCCGTCCAGCTCCGCGTCCGCCTCGATCGTCTCGTTGCAAACGAAACAACGTCTCATTTCAGAACCTCAGATTGAGCCATTGAGTCATCGAATCATTGAGTCATTGAAAAAGACCCAGTGAACTGCGGTTTTCAAATGACTCAATGACTCAATGGCTCAATAGCCCGATGACTCAATGGCTCAATGTCCTGGCGCCTAGCATCTTCAACAACCTGACAAATTCAAGTACGCGGTCGTCGGACGGTCCCAGCAGCGCGATATGCTGATTAAGTCTGGTGAAAACCTCTTCACCTAAAGTCAGACAGCGAGGATCCCCAAGAAGAGCCAACGCAGACATCGCGGAATCCGTGTCGCCCTCGGTATACCACTCGGTGAAAATAGCCCGCAATCTGCTAATTCTTTCAACATCTTCTTCGGTAACACCTGAGAGCATCTCCAC